ACAAAATACCTACACAGACCAATTAACATCTTTTGATTCAGGTGGATTTACAGTTGAAGGTTTCCAAAGTAGCGAACAGGGGCGATTAGTTAATGTTTCAGGAGATGAATATGTAGCTTGGTGCTTCAAAGCAAACGGAGGAACTACAAGCAGCAATACTGATGGAACGATTACATCAACAGTACAAGTAAATGAACAGGCAGGATTCTCAATAGTAAAATATACAGGAAATAATTCAGCTTCACAAACTTATGGTCACGGCTTAAACGCAGAGCCAAAATTAATAATAACTAAAAGAATAAGTGGTGGCAACGCACAAAATTGGTGTGTTTGGCATACAGGTTTAACAAGTGAAAATTATTTTTTATATTTAAATACTACTGCAGCAGAGGGTGATGGTATTGGAACAGCGTTTAATTCAGGAATATCTTCAAGTCTTGTTGGCATAGGAAATTCAGGTTTGGTTAATGACCCACACCCATACATATCTTACTGTTTCGCAGAAGTTGAAGGGTTTTCATCTTTTGGCTCATACACAGGTAATGGTTCAACAAATGGACCGATAGTAGAAACAGGATTTGAACCTGCTTTTGTAATAATAAAAAATACTACATCTGCTGATAATTGGGCAATATATGACAATAAAAGAAACACGGTTAATTCAAGAACTAAAATATTACTCGCTAATTCAAATGCTGCTGAAGCAACAGAAGTAGGTGCAGTTATAGATTTTTTAAGTAATGGTTTTCAATCAGTAGGAACAGGTGGTGGTGGAGGTTCAGGTCAAGTAAATAAAAATGCTAATACATATATCTATATGGCATTTGCTGCAGACCCTGACACAGAAGCACCAACAGTAGCAAAAAGTTTTAGTACAGTTGCTTATACAGGTAATGGTGGAACACAAAGTATTGATGCTTTAGGATTTAAACCTAATTTAGTTTGGATTAAGTCAAGAACTGATGCTGTTGATCATTGTTTATTAGATTCTGTTAGGGGTGATTTTATATTAACATCTAATAAAACTGTAGACCAAGAAGTTGGTAATGGTGGTATTGTAATAAATAATGATGGTTTTACAGTAAAGCAAGGTGTGTCATCAACTACTGATGGTGAAGTAAATGTATCAGGAAAAAATTATGTTGCTTGGACTTGGAAAGCTGATGATAACGAACCGACAATCTTTGGTGGATCTGCTATTGCAGTATATAAATTTGAGGACAATGCAAATGATGTAACAGGAACATATAATGGAACTGCTTCTAATATTTCATATACTTCAAGTGGTAAATTTAACAAAGCTGCTGAATTTAATGGCAGTAGCAGTTATATTAGTAATACATCTATTAGTGGATTTCCTTCAGGAGCAAGTTCAAGGACATTATCTTTTTGGGTAAATGTAGAAGGAAGTGGTGTAAGGGTAATAGGAGGTTATGGAAACTCATCAACTGCACAATATTTTGGATTAAGTGTTGGAACTACTAATAAAATTAATTTTTTAGGTTATGGTTATAATCAAGAAACGACTTATACAATCCCACAAAATGAGTGGGTACATATAGTTACAACTTATGATGGAGGTACACAGCGACTTTATGCAAATGGATCACAACAATATAGTATTGCGAGAACATACAATACGGTTAATACTGAATTAAGAATAGGTGATGATCTTTGGGGTACTACTGAAAGATTTGATGGTAAAATAGACCAAGTAAGAATTTATAATGGTGCAATATCAGATATAGATGTAGCTGAATTATATGCAGAAACTGTATCTGACAATGATGATTTAAATTTAGGAGGACCACCTGAAATATTAGTTAGTGCAAATGCTAATGCAGGATTTAGTATTGTTAAATATACTGGGAGTGGTGCTAATGCAAAAGTTCCTCACGGACTTTCTGCTGCTCCTGAAATGATATTTATCAAAAATTTAGATAGTGCAACAAACTGGAATGGTTGGACACCAGTGTCAGGGGTAACTAATTATATTTCTTTAAATTCTACGAATGAATTAAAGACAACTTCAGGTTCATCAGGATTTAGTAATGGTGTTCCAACATCAACAGTAGTAAATTTAGATGGAAGTTCTTGGAGTAATGAATCAGGAAGTGAACATATAATGTATTGTTGGCATTCAGTAGCAGGATATAGCAAGTTTGGAAGTTATACTGGTACAGGAACAACGAATAGTATAACAGGACTTGGATTTCAACCTGACTGGTTAATGATAAAAAGAGCAACAGGGGGTAGTTCTAATGGTTGGGTTATTTGTGATTCTGTAAGAGGTGTAGGTGTAAATTTAAGAGCAGATACAAGTGGTGCTGAAGCAGATGAAAGTGCATACACAACATCATTTGATAGTGATGGATTTACATTAGCTCAAGCGGGAGGTAATACAAATGTATCAGGAAGCACTTATATATATATGGCATTTAAAATAAATTAAAATGGAAGGATTTAAACCAACAATAATAGGAATAGGAGTTTATGTAATAAGTATGTCACAAATAAATGAAGCACTACAAGCACTCTTAATAATAGCAACGTTGGTTTATACAGTTATCAAGACAATACAGCTTTTAGATAAATACGATAAAAAATAAATTATGGTAAGAATATTAAGATTGTTGGCAAACAAATTAGAAAAATTTAATATTGCAGTTGCTAAAGGCTGGAACAAATGGCTTGGTAAATTAAAGATGTAATTAATGTCTAATGAAATCTTATTTCAAGTATAGTGAATTTGACTCACCTGATTTACCTAATAGTGGTCACAATATGGATCCAACTTTTCTCCGCATGCTCAACCATGCACGTCAAATTGCAGGGATACCATTCAGGATTAATTCAGGATTCAGAACTAAAGAACATAATGCAAAAGTGGGAGGAACAGAGAATTCATCACATTTACGAGGACTCGCTGCCGATATATATGCAACATCCAGTACAGCAAGATACGAAATACTATCAGCACTTATCAAAGCTGGATTCTATAGGATAGGTATAGCTAATACATTTATACACGTAGACACTGATAATGACAAGACACAAAAAGTAATTTGGACTTATGCTTAAAATATTAAAAAGATTATTAGGAATACAAGACTCATCTGATATAGGTGGTTTGGGTATGGAGATTAGAGAACTTATTAAAGGAAAAGAGATAGATCCACAACAATTAATAGAATTACAATCAGAGATAAATAAAGTAGAAGCACAGCACAGAACAATTTTCGTGGCTGGATGGAGACCATTTATTGGATGGGTTTGTGGAGTGGCATTAGCATACAACTTTGTATTAAGAGATTTATTGATTTGGTTTTTAGGACAAGAGCAAGTTCCACCAGCTCTACAAATGGAACATTTAATGACAGTATTAATAGGAATGTTAGGACTTGGAGGAATGAGAACGTTTGAGAAACTAAACAACAAGTCTAACTAATGGCAAGAAAAACAATAAGTGTTTATATTAAACCATCTAGAAAAAAAAGAAAAGGCGTCCATTCAAAGAACGCTTCTAGAAGTCAAGTAGGATATAAGAAACCTTATAGAGGACAAGGCAAGAAGAGATAATATTAACATTTACTGTTTAAAACAAAATAAGCACACCTATTTACTTTTAAAAAAAAAGTGAATAACTTTGGTGGGTTAGTGGTAATTAATGTATAACAATTTTTAATAAATTAATATTTAAATATGGATGATATAAGAAGATTAGCTGATAAAATTATAAGTGATTTTAATTTAACTGTTAAAGATAGAACAGATGAATTATTAAAATTGGATGCAATCCAATATACTAATCTTGGTTTAGATTCATCTAAAAAAGAAAAGAATGAAGTAAAAGCTAATTCTAAATACATCTATAAACAAATAAAAGAAATAGATTCAGAGTCTGGAAAGATTCTAATAACAAGTATGGACAAATAAAAATGCCTAGAAAACCTAAACGAAAGAACTTAATAAAGAAACTAGATACAGTATTCTCTAAATACATTAGACATCGTGATGCAGATCCTGAAGGCTACTGTAGATGTGCTACATGTGGAGAAGTCCATCATTGGACTAAAATACAAGCAGGTCATTTTATTTCAAGAAAACATTATGCTACAAGATGGGATGAACAAAATGTTTATGCACAGTGTGTAGCGTGCAATGTCTTTAGGTATGGGGAACAATATAAATTTAGTTTATACATTGGTGAAAACTTGTCGAAAAAACTTTACGAAAAAAGCAGAACAATTACTAAATTTACAGACATAGAAATTATGGAAATGATTGATGATTATAATGATAGAATAAAACAATTTTCTTTTCATTAGTGAAACTTTTCTAGTTTTTATTGTTCTTTGTTTAAAGGAGGGATTAAGTTCCCTCTTTTTTTTTAAATATATTTTATTAACATTTTATTATAATATTTAATTATTTTGTTTAACTTTACTTTATGATTGAATTACATTACATAGAACTACTTAAACAAAAGCAAGAAGAAATAGATAAATTAAGATCTGCTTTATTTGAAATACTACAAGCCGACTTTTTAAGTAAACAAGATAAACAACTAATAATAAATAATTTTTTTAAAGATGACAAAGACAAAGACAACTAGAATCACACACACACAAGATTCTATAAGTAAACAAGGAGCTGTAGATAGAGCTACCGAAATAGCACTTAATCCTGTATGGAGAGCTGCTACCGATAAAGAGAAACAACAAATACTAGGAGACATAAGCCTAATAGGTAAGTATCTTTATTTCGAGAAAAATCTGTTACCAACAACAGAGGACTATAAAATGTTATATAATTTAGATAATAAAAAATAAATATGGAATTAACAGGTACAATTAAATCAATAGGAAGTTTAGAAACCATAAAACAGTTAAAGAAAAAAACTGTATTAGTAGAGACTGCTGGAAAATATCCACAAACGATACCAGTAGAATTTTTAAATGATAAAATTGATTTAGTAAACAACTTACAAGTTGGTCAAACAATTAACGTAGGAGTTAATTTAAGATCTAACGAGTACAAAGGTAAATACTACATAAACGTTACAGGATGGAAAATAGTTAATGCTGTTGCTGAAACAACATCAAATGCACAAATGCCAGACCTTAACGATAATCTTCCATTCTAATGATAATAAATTCTTCTGAAATATTTAAAAGATTATTAGATATTAAACACGGAAGAGTTAAGGAAGGTTTAAAAATAGGAGTTCCAGACATAGACGAATACTTACGATACAAACAAGGCAATTTTAATTTATTAATTGGTCATGCTAATGTTGGTAAAACAACTGTTATATTGTATTTATTCGTCATATGGGCTCTTAAACACAAAAAGAGGTTTTTAATCTGGTCATCAGAAAACACACCTCAATCAATTCAAAGAAAAATAGTAGAGTTCAAAATGCGTAAGCCAATTACAAAGGCAGAAGATGCAGACATAAAAGACGCACTAGAATGGTCAGATACTTATTTTAAGATCATTGATGTAGAAGAACTTTACACATACAAAGAATTACTTGAAGAAGCAAAAGACATTAAAGATGCTTGGGATTATGATGCTATACTTATAGATCCATATAACTCTTTAATAAAAGACAAACAACTATATAAAGAAGTAGGAGGTCATGAATATGACTATCAAGTTAGTACAGAATTTAGATTGTTTGCTAAAAGAAACAACATAACATTATTCTTAAATGCTCATGGAGTAACTGAAGCTTTAAGGCGTATGCATCCTAAAGGACATGAGTATGAAGGATTACCAATGCCATTAAACATTGCTAGTGTTGAAGGAGGGGGTAAGTGGGGAAACCGTTGTGATGATCTGATTTGTATTCACAGGTACACATCACATCCAACAGACTGGATATACTCAAACTTATTAGTTTTAAAAATAAAAGAAATGGAAACAGGAGGAAGATGTACACCGTTTGATGAACCAATAAAATTAAAGATGGAAAAGAATAATATTGGTTTTACTTTTATGGACAAAGACTTATTAGATAAACAAAAAAAAGAATTACTATTTTGATTATAATTATATTATTATTAATAACAACATTATTCCTAGTAATAGGACAGGTTAAAGGAGCTGATATTTATATAGCACTTATAAAAGGTTTTATGTTAGGAGCATTATTTCACAAAGAACAATATGATGATGGTTATGATGAATACACTTTACAGTGTGTCATAGGATTTATAAATGTTACAGTGAAATGGGAACAGCAGGCTGGCTAGAGATAGTAGCAAGACAACATAAAGAATGGATCAGGATAGTTAATGGTTTTGGTGAATATGATTATGCAGAAGATATTGTACAAGAGAGTTATTTAATATTATATAAATATGCTAAACCAGAAAAGGTTATTGAAAATGGGATTATTCGTAGGGGTTATATGTATTTCACTTTACGAACTACTTACTACTTATACTATAATAGTAAGCGAAAGGTTAGGAAAGTTTCTATTGATGATGGCGTACTTCAGTTAGATGATAAAACAGATTTGAGAGAACAAGAAGCATATAATTATATTTGTGAAAAAATAGATCAGGAAATAGAGGACTGGCATTGGTATGATAAAAAGCTTTTTGTTTTATATAGAGATACAAATATGAGTATTAGAAAGATTGCAGCAGAAACAAAAATAAGTTGGGTAAGTATATTTAATACTTTAAAGAATGCAAAAAACATATTAAAAGAGAAATTAAAAGAAGATTACGAAGATTACAAAAACGAAGATTATGAACGATTATAATAAATTTAAAGCCAATTTTGAATATCAACAAAAAGTAGCCGCTAAAGGATTTGGGGATACAGTTGAGAAAATAACTAAAGCAACAGGAATAAAAAAAGTTGTAGATACTGTAGCAGAAGCATTAGATGCAGACTGTGGATGCGATAAAAGGAAAAAGAAACTCAATGAATTGTTTCCATATAAAATACCAGAGCTTTTCACTGAACAGGAATTTTTATATCTTAAAGATATATTTAAAGAAAAAAAGAACAATATAACAGAATACGCACCAAAAATGTTAAAGATATACAATAGAGTTTTTAAAGACACAAAGAAACTTACTAATTGTAGTCCTTGCTTTGTTGGACAAGTGTATAATAAACTAGAAGCAATTTACAATGAGTACAAATAAAATGGAATTAATCAAAGAATTAGAATACGTTACAAACTACCAAACTTTAGGAAATAAATTAATGAAGTGGGGTAAAGAGTCAAACAACGAAGACATAAAACTTTGCAAAGGATGTTTGGCAGAGATAGGAATTTATGTTGCACATCTTGAATACGAGAGAAGAACATATGAAAAAACTATAGAGTCATATAGATCAGACAAAGTAAGAGCTCTTAAAAGAGCAAGAAGAGTAGAGGCAGAACTCAATGAAGCCAATAAGATTGTTATAAAATATAATAAGGCAAAAAAGCTAGGACTATGAGTAAACATAAAGAAAGAAAAGAAATGCCAGTATTTACTGGAGTGTTGAAGTATTTTCCTAGAGCACTTAAATATGTATCAAAGATTAGTTACATAGGAAACCAGCAACATCATCCAGAAAAACCTCTGCATTGGGATAAGAGTAAATCAACAGACCAACTAGATGCTTTAGCTAGACACCTAATAGACCACACTACAGAACCTATTGATGATGATGGAATGTTACATCTAGGCAAAGTAGCTTGGAGAGCTCTTGCTGCATTAGAAGATCAATTAGAAAAAGGAGAATGATATGAACAATACAATAACACTACTTAACGGAAAACAATATTCACCAGAAGATCTAATTCCTAAAATGGATGACGATAAGTTTTACTATCAAGAACTAGGTAGAACAGCATTGAGCTCTTCTTCTATAAAATATTTAATGGATAGTCCTAAAGCTTATGCTAGAAGTTTAAATTTTAAGTCAGACAACCCAGCTTTTAAAGCAGGAAGACTTATACATTTAGCAGCATTAGAACCAGACAAGGTAGATGATCTTGTACACATAGTAGAAGTACAATCAGCAAGAACAAAAAAATACACAGAGAAAGTAGCAGAAGTAGGATCAGATGAATTTGTATATACAAGAAAAGACTATGACAAAGCAATGTATACAGTAGACGCTTTACTACAGAATGATTTGTGGCAAAGAATGACAAGAGGAGCAAAGTTTGAGATACCAGCTATTGGAATGTTACATGGTTATCCCTTTCGTGCTAAAGCGGATATATTAGGTGATGGATTTATTGGTGATTTAAAAACAACATCAGATGTAAAGGCATTTCCATATTCAGCCAAGAAATACTCTTATGACGTACAGCTTTATATTTATTGTGAATTGTTTAATGTGAGTTATGATAAATTTTATTTCTTTGCAATAGATAAAGGCAAAGGAGATTTAGGTATGTGGGATGCAAGTGAGAGTTTTTATTTATCAGGGAAAGAAAAATTAGAAAGAGCAATTAAAACATTTGAAGAGTACTTTGTGAAGAAAGAATCAGAATTAAACGAATATGTCATACGAGGAACTCTTCAGTGATGAAATAGAAAAATATTATCTAATGGCACTGATGGATTTAGCAGCTGGAGCTTCAGAAGAAGAACTAGAAAATGCTATAAAGCTTTATGAAACTTTAGAGAATTATGAAGCATGTGCAGGAATTTTAAAAGCTATAAACGAAAACAAATATTATGATAACATCAGAATTAAAAAGAATAATAAGAAATCAGACTAACATTGATTTAGAAAACGAACACACATTAACTTGTAGAGACAGAGATTTTGTTGAAGCAAGAGCAATGTATTATAAGCTTCTTCGTCAATACACTAACATGACCTATACTAAAATAGGTAGATCCGTGTCAAAAAACCACGCTACTATCTTACATGCATGTAATAATTTTGACTGGTGGTTAAAGCAAGATGAAGGATTATTAAACGTATATACTAAAATAAAAGAAGAGTTTAGAAGGTATCTAGGATATGAGAAAGCAGACAAGAAACTAGAATACAATCTAGAGAGATTATTAGAAAATTACCTAGAGCTTAAAAAAGAATACGAAGAACTAAAAAACAAATATCAGAGCTTTGATTTATTAGACTAATGTTACAAATACCTCTTAACCAAGATATTATCACCTACAGTAAAAAGCTGGTAGGAAGAACTAACTTTGGAATGAGAGGATTCGCAGATGGCAACAAGAGAAATCAATACATAGGAATAGTAGGAGAAAACACCATAAGAGACCATCTAGGTATAGAACTAATGACAGGACTAGGAGGATTTGATGGAGGATATGATATTGAATGGAATGGTTACAAGGCAGATGTTAAATGTATGGAAAGAAAAGTAGATCCTAAAGACTACTATGTGAATAATGTTCTAGACACACAAATAGGATATATAGCTGATGCATTTATATTTGCATCTATAAATAGATTCACTAAAGTTCTTACAGTGTGTGGATGGGTAACTAAAGAACAGTTTAAAGAAAAGGGTAACTATTACCCTAAAGGTACGATCAGAACAAGAAAGGATGGTACTACCTTTGAACTCTATGCAGGCAACTGGGAAATAGAGAATAGATATTTAAATGAGTTTTAACAAATGATAAGTTTTTTTATTGTATTATTGATTAATCAAGTTAATTCAAGTTATGGCACACGGAGGAAAAAGACAAGGAGCAGGTAGAAAACCTAAAGCAGATGAGCTTAATCTAATAGAGAAACTAACTCCTTTAGAAGATGCTGCATATCAAGCTCTGAAAGCTGGAGTAGAAAAAGGAGACTTTAAGTATGTTCAGTTGTTCTATAATTACTACGCAGGTAAACCAAGAGAAACAAAAGACATTACAATAAACGAAGACACTCCACTGTTTATTGATTAATGAGAGTCAGAAAAACGATAGCGTTTGACAAGCTTCTTGCATTAGACAAAAGAGTTAAGATTGTAAGAGGAGGAACTTCTGCTGGTAAAACTATTTGTATACTATCTATCTTAATAGATCAGGCAATAAGAAATGCAGGCAGCGAGATAAGTGTAGTATCAGAATCAGTTCCACATTTAAGAAGAGGAGCATTAAAAGACTTTCTAAACATCCTAAAAGGATTAAACAGATATTACGAAGAGAAGTATAATAGAACAACATTAAAATACACATTCTCTAATGGAAGTTACATAGAGTTCTTTTCTACAGACCAACCAGATAAGTTAAGAGGTTCTAGAAGAACAGATTTATTTATTAATGAGTGTAACCATGTTAGCTTTGAAGCTTACCAGCAATTATCAATAAGAACCTCTGGAGATATTTGGCTAGATTATAACCCTACTAATTTATTCTGGGTAGATAAAGAATTAATCAACACAGAAGACACAAACTTCATTACATTAACTTACAAGGACAATAATGAACTTCCTAATAGTATTATCAAAGAAATAGAGAAAGCTCGTCTAAAGGCATCTAAAAGCTCTTATTGGGCTAATTGGTGGAGAGTATATGGATTAGGTGAGATAGGTACACTTGAAGGAGCTTGTATTCCTGATTGGAAACAAATAGATGTAATACCACCACATGCTAGGTTATTATGTCATGGATTAGACTTTGGTTACTCCGTTGATGAAGCAGCATTAGTAGCACTATACAAACTAGATGATGCATACGTATTTGATGAAGTACTCTATAGAAAAGGAATGTTAAACTCACACATAAGTCAATACCTTAAAAACAATCAAATACTAGGAAGCTTATGGGCAGATAGTGCAGAGCCTAAATCAATAGCAGAGTTAAACACATATGGACATCAAGTATTTCCAGTTACAAAAGGTAGAGATAGTATAGTGTATGGTATTAACCTTATAAACCAAAACAATATATTTGTTACACAAAGATCAAAGAACTTAATTAAAGAGCTTCAGGGATATGTCTGGATGAAAGACAAACAAGGTAACACACTACAAAAGCCTAACCCTATGTCTGGAGACCATAGTATTGATGCAGCTAGATATGCATTAACCTCACAATTACAAGATCCTAATAAAGGAGAATATCATATTTGGTAAAATAAATTAACAATATATTTGGATTGTTCAAAAAATGTTTATATATTAGCTATAAATATACAGATGCTGATAACCCATAGTAACATAAAAACACTAAAACCGATATCAACAATGGATTATGATCCTAGTGAGGAATTTAGTAAGTCTAGTGTGAATGGGCAGCATCTTTTTAGAAACAAAGAAATGAATAAAAAACAAACGATACTCTGGGGAATATTTTTTTACATAGTAATATTTATTGTGTTAGGAATACTTGGAACTTTAACTTACATTGTTGATTATGTATTATAAAGCAACAAAAAAAGAAATCAATATGCCAGTAGACAAAGAACTACAGGAAAGAATAATAAAGTACTTCTTTTGGGGTACAGGACTATACACATTCTGGATGATAATGCTAATACACTTTTTATTTTATGTCATTAGAGGAAGCTAGAAATAAACTGTTAATAATCAACCGAGAATTATTTAATCATGGTGGCTTATCTCAAGGTTCATCAATAAGAATAAGCAAAAAACTTTTAAAAGTAATAGATGAAATCGAAAATGAAATCGATAGTGCTGAAAACCAAAGATCAGTACGAGAAGGAGATGAAGATCTTCAAATGGTGTATTGATAATGATATAAGAGTTTATCGTGAGCCAACAAGATTAGGTAAGAAGCCACCAGTAATAATTGTATTAGATTACAAAGGACAAATTAAAAAAGGAACAAAAGTGTTCTCACAAGGAACACAAGAGTTAGAACATAAAATAGCAGAAGTGTATGAATGGGCATATGATAGAGCTCATGATGCAATACAAAGAGAGATGAGGATAAAACGAGACAATAGTACTTAATAAAACTTTTTTCATTTAGTTAGTTTTGGGGAATCAGAAATGGTTCCCTTTTTTTATACAAAAAACTGAATAAGTTATTGTTATAATATGAAAGTTAAGATACAAGTTCCAGAATCTTTAAGAGAGATTAGTTTAGAACAATACCAGAAGTACCATAAGATAAATACAGATGCTAATCAGAACTCTAATTTCTTATTACACAAGACAGTAGAAATCTTCTGTAATCTTAATTTACAAAACGTAATTAAAGTACAGTTTAATAGTGTAATGGAAGTTGTAAGAATCATTAATGACTTATTTAATAAAGACGCTAAACTTGTACCTACTTTTACAATGGATGGAATAGCTTATGGCTTTGTTCCAGATTTAGATAAAATAACTTTAGGAGAATATATAGATCTAGATACTACGTTAGGAGACTGGAGCAACATGCACAAAGCTATGGCAGTATTATACAGACCAATAAAAGACACACTAAAAGACAAATACATCATAGAAGACTATAAAGGATCAGAACATTCTGAAAAATATAAACAGATGCCACTTGATATAGTTATGGGTTCTATACTTTTTTTTTACAATTTAAAGAACGAATTACTGAAAACTATCCTGAAATCTTTGAATCAAGAGGCGATCAAGGGGATGACTATTCAGCAGAGGGAGGATTTGCTAGGAAGTGGGGATGGTATAACTCGCTATATAGATTGGCTGGATCAGATGCAACCAAAATTGAATCTGTCAGTGAATTAAATATACATTCATCATTATACTATTTAGCATATGAGCAAGACAAATTACAGACAGAGAAAAATTTAATTAAACAGAAAACAAGATGACAGGATTTTATAACATAACAAATAAGATAAAAGAAACACTAGAAGCAGAACCATTTGTAAACAATGTATCATATGGAAGCTTTGACAATGTAGATCTTAATAAACAGACTATATTTCCTTTATCACATGTAATGGTAAATCAATGTACAATAAACACTAAAGTGCTTACGTTTAATATTTCTGTTATGTGTATGGATATAGTAGATATAAACAAAGAAGAAACAACAGATTTATTTTTAGGTAATGACAACGAGCAAGATGTGCTAAACACACAACTAGGAGTATTAGATAGATTAATGGCATTACTACAAAGAGGTGATTTATATTCAGACAAATATCAAGTAGACACAGATGTTACTTGTGAGCCTTTTGTAGATAGATTTGAAAATAAGCTAGCAGGATGGGTAGCAACATTTGATGTACAAATTCAAAATGATATGACGATATGCTAAACAACGAGAATACAAGAAAAGCATTAGAAGCATTTAAAGATTAT